TGGAATATAACAGAATGTTAGAAGAACAATTTAATGGTTGTAAAACCTGTGGTAGACCAGTTCACACAATCAATAAAAGACTGTCGGTTGACCACAATCACAAAACGGGGAATGTCAGGGGATTATTATGCGGGCAGTGTAATTCCATTCTAGGTCTTTGCAACGATAACATCGCTATATTATATTCACTAATTGATTATTTGAAAGAGGATGAAAAAAAATACACGATGAGTGAAGGAAAATATAACATTGAAAAATTATATCAATTTAAGACACTTTAACAACTTGAAAGGATAGCGAGTTTAAGTGAGTAGGGTCGCCTTCGGGCGTTCAACTTCGGTTGTCCTCCGCCCTGCTCTCCCAAACTCGTTCATCCCCCTTCAATCGAGACATAACTCGTAAAAATGAGAAGGAGTCCAAATGGACGAGAAGGAAGCTGTAATAACACCGGCAGAGCCAACTGTCGAAACGGAATCAGCACCCGTTGAAAATGAAACCGCAGACGCTCCTCAAGAGTCAGCCGACACGATAGTCGAGCAGGAGAATAAAGTCAGCGATTCTGTGCCTTATTCAAGGTTCAAAGAGGTCAATGACCGCTTAAGAGAACTTGAATCACAGGTACAGCCAGTTGCAGCAGAGTATGAACCTGCACCTGAGGCTAGTGAGAATCCTTTTGATGAGACCACAACACAAGGCGTGTCGTCTTTAGCTGAGAGAATAGCAGAGCAAACTTGGGAGAAGAAAGAAGCAGCGAAATGGGTTAAACAAAATGCGGGTGATTTAAAAGACCCCATAGTCGATTCAAGAACAAAAGACTTAATTCGACAAGGTTATGACCGAGAAAATGCTCTTACTCAAGCCAAGAAAGAACTTTCTGATAGGGTTTCACCTGTTCAGAAAGAAGCCCTCGCTCAAGGCGTAAAGGAAGGACAACAACTAGCAAATAGCAAAAGTCAGATGGGAGCGATAGGAACAGCGGGGTCTTCTAGTAAATCAGAACCCTCAGAGCTATCAGCATCAGAGTTTGCTAAGTATTACGGTATTCCACGAGTCTAAGGAGAAAACTCGTACTTTAACAACTTAAACGAAAGAAAAAAATGGCTAACGCATACACAGCTACAGCTGACGTTGCAGGTTTTCTTCCAAATTACTATTCAAAGGTATTTTTGGAGAGATTAAGCCCAGGTCCAATCGTAGCTAACTATTGTATTAAGAAACCTTTACCTATGAACAATGGTAAAGTGGCTTACTTCCCACGAATGCTAGTAAGTTCAACAACTGTTTCTGCTTACAAACTTACTGAAGGTACAGTTATAAGCACAGAGAAAATTGAAGATGCTCAAATTTCAGCAACCGTAGAGCAATTTGGTAACTCAAAAGCTCTTTGGGACTTAACTGAAATGACAGCTATCAACGGTACTGTTGAGGAAACTGTTAAAGAACTAGCCGATCAGGCTTTGAATATTCTTGATAAAAGAATTATCCAAGAAGCTATGGGCACTTCTACTTCAACTCCTCACCAGGCTGGTCTATCCGCTTTGGTTTACAACACAGCTTCTGGTGCACAACCAGCAACTGATGCTAAAATCTCTGCTTGGGGAACTTATCTTGGAACAGTTGAATATGCTATGACTGCTAAAACATTGAGATATGCTGCTAAAGTATTGAAGGCAAGAAACGTTGCCCCTCAAGACGATGGTTTCTATACTCTTATTTGTCATTCAGACACAGCTATGGGCCTACAGGCTGATTCATCTTGGCAGGCAGCTTACCAGTACACTGATCCTGAGAACCTAAGAAAAGGTGTTGCTGGAACTTATGCCGGTGTTAAAGTCCAGATTGATAACAACATCATCACTTCAGCTTATGGTTCAGCAGGTGCTTCGATTTACCATTCACTTTTGCTTGGCAGAGGTTGTTTGGGTGTTACAGAACTTGATGGTGGTGTTAAGACTTACACTACAAAGTCCGGTGCTGACAAAGCAGATCCAATAGATCAGTTTGTTACATTTGGTTGGAAAGCCAACATGGTCCCTGTAAGATTGAATGCTTCATGTGGAGCTATTATCATGACAGCAGACGCTTAGAACTTTTCTATACTAGGGTAACGGAGGACCTTAGTTAGAAGAATTTTATTAAACGGAGGTTACTAAAATGAGCAAAAATCCTTTCTCTAAGGAGATAAAGACTTTTTCTGTAATTGGTCCTTGCTACAAGGACGATTGGAAATGTCTTGAAGAGAGTGCTAGAACTCTCGATGAACAAGAATACAAACACTTCGAGTGGATTGTAGTTTTTGATGGTAAGAATAAAAAAGGCGAAATTGAAATGATGCGTCTTGCAAAAAAATATCCGTTATTGGATATGAAATACTTTATCATTAAACACGCTGGTGCTTGTGCTGCTCGCAACTTTGGAGCGACTAAAGCAACGGGTGACTATTATGCCTTTGTGAACACCGACAACTACCTTTATCCTGAATCTTTAAGGATATGGGCTAACGAGTTTGAAGACCCCAAGATAAACAGAGTATGGGGCACATATGACCTAGTAGACGCACAGGGTAACAAGTTCGGTGCTGTGGCTGGCGTACCAGTATACCCTAACGGTAAGGTTTGGTACGAATCATTTAAATTTACTAACTACTGCGATTCATCCTTCCCTATTAGAAAAGAGGCATATATTGAGTGGGATACTACCGTTAAATCTCTGAATGACTGGGACTGGGTTATCCGTCAACTTCAAAGGGATAATTTTCAAGGCAAGGATTTTAAGTTCATAAATCACTCTTTCTTTCTAGCAGAAGCACCCCAGAAGGGTGGTCTATCAGATGACTCTCATCAAAACTGGATTGACAGAACTGACTACATAAGAAACAAGAACGGCATACCCAAATCAGATATTTGTGTTACATCGTTGGGGGCAGCACATCACGGATTTCACATCGCACAAAAGCTAGGTGCTGACTATATACCTATGCCCTCGTTTAAACCCCATAAATACAAAACTATCTACTTGGCTGGTTTTTACACTGCAGAACACGATGGCTCAAACGTAACTCAAACGCATATGAGTGTCTTTGATAACTTCAAAGGGAAGAAGATTATTCACTGGATTGGGTCTGATGTTTTACAAATGCACTGGAATTGTTCATTTGAAAAGATTAAGAGCCTAAAGAAGTGGTTTAAGGATAACAAGATTATAAATCTGACTGAGTGCGAGTGGACTCAAAAAGAAATGGCAGAGTTGGGTATAAAGACTAAGATCGTCCCTATCCCACCGAAGAAATTGAATAAGCCGATGCCATTACCTGAAGAGTTTGCTGTGGGTATATATGAAAGTTCAGTTAATCAGATGTACAACCAAGAACTTATGGAAGATATTATAAGGGCTATGCCTGATGTTAAGTTCTACTTATTTGGAGATGATTCAAGGAAAGGCGAAAAGGGTTCTAACTACGAACACTTAGGGTTTACTGATATGAACGAGTGGATGCCAAAATTGAGTTGCAACCTGAGGTGCTCTGTACACGATGGTCTTCCACTTCTACCGATAGAATTTATGACCGCAGGTAGACAAGTTGTTATGAATTACCCTCTAAAGGGTGCTATTCATATAGAAAAGGTCAGAAAACAGATTGTGGAGGCAATCAGGTATGCCAGAAAACACACTCTAGACAAGAAATGGCCTAAATACTGGACAAAAGAGATGAATTACAAACTATTTGAAAGGAGAATAAGATGTCTATAAGCGTATGTATTCCGAATCACAATAGAAGTGAGTACCTAGCCGAATCAATCAATTCAGTTCTTAATCAATCTTACAAAGACTATGAAGTAATCGTCGTTGATGATGCCTCGACTGATAGTTCGGTTGAACTTTTAGCGTGGTATGGTGATAAGATTAAGTACTTCGTAAATGACAAGAATATGGGCATTTCTTATACTCGTAACAGAGCAATAAAGGAATCTAAAGGAGATTTTATTTGTGTAATGGACAGTGACGATATTTGTAGTCCTGACAGACTTAAAAAATCTCTGAAAGCAATTAAGAATGTTGATTTTGTATATTCCCATTACCTACAGGCCGATGAAAATGCCAAAGTACAAGGAGGAACGGAAGCACCGCATAAATTGACTATTGAGAACGTGTTAGAGGGATTCACTGCACCACACGTAACCATAATGGCTAAACGTAAATGTTTTATAGATAACCCTTATGATGACAAGTTAAGATATAATGATGATTTAAAATTAGTTCTTAGTTGGCTCAAAGCAGGATATAAATACAAGTGCATAAACGACCCTTTAATGATAGTTAGGTATCACGATACTTCAGTCTCAAAGACCAAAGACAAAGAGGTTAAGAGGATAACCGAGGAGTTAAGGAGAGAGTATGCTGTTAAATAGGTCTAATATATGTGCCGAGACCATGAAATTTAGCGTGTTGCTTTCGACTATAAAGCTTCAAATTCTCAATTCTATTATCAAGCTTGTTCCCGTTAATATGGTGAACAATCTCAGCAGTAGTAAGCTTTCTCCCAATATGTTCTTCCATAACCTCTCGGTGTTCAAAAATACGCCTAACAACCACCCTATTACTGGCTTCATCAAACGTAGAGTATCTAAGTATCTTATATCCACGAGAATACTCTCTTCCCCCTTTCCAGTTGGGGTGGTTCTCCCTCATTTTGTTTTTACCAAAAAGTGTCCCGCTACATTTTATAGAGCAGAATCTTTTGACACCCCAATACTTAAGGGAATCAGATTTTTGCTTATAGAACACCCTTCCACATTTTTCACAAATCTTATTCATAGTCTCAATATACACTATATTCAAGGTGATGTCAATAGGTTTTTAAGGAGAACAAATGTTAAATAAAATTACTGCCCTTTGTTTGCAAGATACGGCCGTCTCGTTCTATAGGTTAGTCCAACCCCTTCGATTCTTAAAAAGAGAAAAACTCGTCAAAGAGTGCCGAATGACACCCTTTACTGGCGACAATCAACCAACCAAAATAGCCTACTCCAAGGGTCTTAAAATACCTGTCTATAACGACAAACTCTTGATGAGAATCTCTAAAGACGCTGATATTCTATGGTCAACTGTAATTTTTGATGATGAGCAAATAAGAAGGATGCTAGATATTCGCAAGTGGTCAGGTGCTAAGTGGATAGTCGATATGGATGATAATATGTTTGATGTCAAAAAAGACAACCCAGGCGACCAAGGAGTAAAGGCGGCGATGGACAATATAAAATTATGTCTAAGTTTGGCTGATGGTCTAACAGTCTCCGTTCCTTACTTAAAAGAAATTTATTCTAGGTTCAACGACAACATCTTCATTGTAAAGAACGGTATTGACCCTTTAGAATGGGATTTTAAGAACTCAAAGAACAAAAAGATAACTATCGGTTGGCGTGGAGCTTATGGTCACCAACAAGATTTAAACTTAATCGGTAATGTACTGCAGAAAATAAAAGAAGATTACGATGTAGTAATTCATACGTTTGGAGTGAAACCAACAGGCATAAAAGTTGATAAGCACACTGATTGGGTATCTCTTCAAAAGTACCCCGAGACACTAGCCTCACTAGGCTTTGATATAGCAATAGTTCCACTTATAGACTCGTCTTATAACCGTTGTAAATCTAATCTAAGCTACTTAGAATACTCAATGCTTAAAATACCCACAGTCGTTACTCCGACAGAAAACCAGAAGGGTTGTGGATCACTAGAAGCTAGGTCCAATTACGAGTGGTATGACCTATTAGAAAAACTGATTAAAAGTAAGAAGATGAGAGAAACACAAGGTAAGTCACAATATGATTTAGTACTAAAAGATTACAATGTTGGTGAATTTGTGAAACCTTTAGCAAAATGGTTTGAAGAATTACCAAGAAAAAATCTCGAAATGCATATATAGTAGTAATGAAAAAAGAAACTACTGTAAAATGTTTAGATTGTGGAAATGACTTCATCTGTTCCAATGGTAACAACACTTTTTGTGGTTCCATAAAAGATAAAGTAGGTTGTGTTTATAAACGTCAAAAAAACAGAGCAGTAGAATTTAATAAAACTTACGACAAATCTGAAAAAAAGCAGTCATATTTCAAACAGTATTTTGAAAAAAGGAAAAATACTGTGAGTTATAGGTATAACACATACAAAACATCTTCTAAGGCCGCTGGAAAAACATTTGATTTGACGATGGATGATTTCAGGTCGTTCTGGAACGAACCTTGCTCATACTGTGGTTCAGATATAAATGGAATAGGACTAGACAGGGTTGATAGTTCGATAGGATATATCTTGTCCAATGTTATTCCCTGTTGTTCTATGTGTAATTATATGAAAAGACATCACGATAGAGAATTATTCTTGAATCATATAGAGAAGATACACGATCATATGTTGGAGGTGAATTGAACTACCTCTCTTTACGGACACGAACACAATATCTTCGAGGAGAAGAAGACGTAGCTGGCGATACAGTCATAAACTCGCATATTCAGTATGCTATTTTGGATATTTTAAACAAATATCCTTTTTCGTGGGCTAAAACTACCGTTTCACAGGCCTCTAATGCCAATCTACCGACTAATATAAACCCTAAGTGGGGTATTTCAGTCAATGATGGTGATATAGAATGGACTCAAATCAATCCTGAACACTCTTTTCAATACTCAGGTAGCGAAATGGTCTATTGGATTACCTATGTTTCTGATAGGTTTTACTTGAATACTCCTACTACAACAACTTTAAATATAACTTATTCTTTAAACCCGACTAGTCTTTCTGCCGATATTGATGTTTGTATCGTTCCTGACGGTGAAGCAGTTGCTTACTTGGCTGCTGCTAAAATGTACATAGGAGATGAACGCAACGCCGAACTTAAAGGGGATTACGAACAAGAATCAGACAAACGAGTTCAGTCTCTTATTCAATCTGATGCAATGTTTGGTCCAATATTAACTGAGGGAAGTGTACTGGATTACAATTCCCAGATAATGGAGGGTTGATATGCCCTCTAAGGTAGTAGGACAAAAGTTTACCTCAATACCTCGCCAACGTTTCGATGGTGGTATCAACTATACCTTTGGCTCTCGTCAAATAGGCGACAATGAATCACCTGACGCTGTTAATTGTGATTTTAAGGGAAAGACAGGTGTAGGTAATCGAATGGGGTATACTCAACTAGGGTCTGCTTCTGCCTACAATCAAGGCAAAGGACTCTCCCAATTTCACACCGCTTCTATAGATCAAGCAATTAAATTTGTTTCCAATGGAACAAATGTAGTTTTAAGTTACTCGACTGGTGGGGCGTGGACCGATGTCACCGGGACTACTTTTACTTCTAAAAATATAGATACTTGTCAGGGTGCTTCTAAGCTTTACACTGGTAATGGTACTGAGGTAATGCGTGAGTGGAACGGCACAGCGTGGGCTGACACCACGGACGGAACTAAGGGTTATTATCCTACCTACTTTAATTCAAGGGTTTGGATAAAAGACGAAACCTATGAAGATATGCTTAACTTTTCAGGTCAGTATGGAGGAACGGATAACGCAGAGGTAAACTCAGGGGCGACTACTCCAGTCACCGCAGACAACTTAGGCAAGTTTACAGCTGCTTCGGCAGGTTGGGTTCAATTTAAAGCTGGATCAGGAGCTAAGATAAATGGAATAGTAACTTTTAAGAACGCTCTATATATACTACTTTCGGACTCAATTTACAGGGTTTCACCTGCTCCTACGGCTGATACCTTTACGGTTGAACTTATAACCAATTCAATAGGATGTGTTTCTCACCGTTCTATAAGACAAGTAGAGGAAGATATATATTTTGCTGGTGATGATGGTGTTTACTCCCTTGGAGATGTCGCTAATTACACCGCAGTAAGAACTACCAACAAATCAGGGAAAGTTCAAAGAATATTCGATAACCTTTCAGCAACTCAAAAACAAGCACTCTGTGGGTGTTACTTTAATTTCAAATACTATTTATTCTATCAATTAGGGTCTAATAATAACGATGCTTGCTTAGTATACGATATACGCTATAAAGCGTGGCAGGACTGGCGCAATATGTCAGCGATTGACTCTAAGGTTATTACTCTAGCAAATCAGCGTAGAATGTTTTTTATTGAACCAACCACAGCCAAAGTACAAGAAATGGGAGTAGGTGTCACGGATGATGGTGTTTCTATAAATTCTTATTGGACTTCTAAGAGTTTCGACGAGAAAATCCCCGATGTGATGAAGTTTTACTTTGATACTTCTTTCTTATTTGGAGTTCTTAACGGAACGGTTGATATTTCAGTTATATTCGATGATTACGAGATAGCCGCCACTACGACTCTTTCTCAAAGTAAACCGATGGGTGGTTTTGGACGTAATGTAGTCGGAGATGGCTTTATAGGGGCTTTGGCAATAACAGGAGCGTCGCCTGTAAGGTATCAAGGCGGGTTAGGGTTTGCTCTTAACACGGTAACGGTTACTCAATCATACAACTATCCTCAACGCTTGAAAGCCAAAGGAAAAAAATACGCCATTCAATACAAAGTATCTTCAAGCAATTTCTGGAGGTTAGATTCAATATCACAATATTTAAGTGCCTTTGATCACTTCAAGATACTTGCAAGTCTTAAATTAAATTAAAGAAAGTAGGTCACCATTTCTATCAATGTTCCGACAGCAGACTTTGTAACATCATCCCTTGTCGGGGGGATCAATAATTCAGTAGATACTTTTACAATAGCGGCAGGACTTAATATCCCTGCTACTAACGGAGCTTTGCAAATAGACTACAACTCGGCAATAGCAGTCGGGACTGCTTCGGGACCCGAAACGATACTCTACGCCACTTACACAACGGGAACAGGCGTTGTAGCAGGCGTCACTAGAGGTTCTGGTGGAACAACAGCCGTTTCACACGCCAACCTAGCCGCAGTCCAATGCGGTGATTCAAGTGTTTACTACGGTGCTTTAAGTGCTCTCTATGACGGCTGGATAACCGCCAACGAGGTATGGACAAGAACAGGAGATGGGACTTTCACTGTCCCTGGAGACTTTACAGGTGTTTACTCAGTCGGAGATAAAATAAGAACTACTGGTTATAAATACTTTTACATAACCTCACTTTCTTTTGGTGGAGGAATTACAACTATAAACATAACAGGTGGGACTGACTATGTTCTTGCAACTTCACCAGCAACAAGATGGTATTCTAAGTCCTCTAATCCAGTAGGGTTTCCAACAGAGGTTACAACTGGGACAAACACAACTCTGAGAATGCAAGGGAAAACGGCAACTATTAGGCATTGGGGGTATTTGGTTTATGCCAGTGCCAACAACACGACAACTGCTTCTCCTGCTTATGGAATTACTTTTGCTTCAATACCGAATGTCCAAGCAACTGTAATCGGTAAGGATTCTGGCCTAGGAACGACTCTTGCCTCGATAGATGCTGGTGTCGATTGTGCGTTGGATATTATCAACAACTCAGCTAGTGCTTTAGCAAGTCTTATCATAATTAAGGGGGGGACTGTTGAAACAGCGATAGTGAACGGTCATACATACTTTTATGACATATTGGTGACTGGAACAATCTAACTTCTATAACAATCAAAGAGAGTAAATAATAAATTAAGGAGATAAAATGGCTAACTGGTTTCAAAACGCAAATTCAGCAATGACTGCTGGAGCAACTGGAACACAAGATATGAACAATAATGTTAATGGTTACTCTTATGCCCCCAACGGTACGGGCGGAGTAGACTACTTTAAATTGCAGGATAATGCAGCAGGAACAGCAAGTATGCCTGTCCCGATAACAAGAGAAGAATACGCTAGGGGCACAGGGGAAGACCCTAATTCTATAGAACAAAACGCTTATCTATCGATGCAAGACCAAATGGATGCAGGGCAGGTTGCTAATGCCTCAGGAAATAACGGAGATGGAACACCTTTAAACTCACCTGAACAGAATCCAGGTGGTACTGGCGGAGGTACTGCACCTGATGTCTACACGCCCCATCTAGTCTACGGAGAATGGTCTTACTCACCAGAACAAGAAACTGAAATAGTAAATCGTCAGATAGAAAAAGTCTACCAAGACACAGTAGGTAAAATAGAACAGTCTTTCAAAAGAGGGTTTTTAACGATAGATCAACGAGACGAAGAGATTAAAAAGACTCGTACTGATCTTATAAAGAAAAAGGAAGAAGATTTACAGAGTGTTTCAGGTTACTTCAACTCTATCGCTCCAGACGCAATCCAGTCGGGCAGAGGGAAACTTGAAGGTCAAGCAGTTCAAGATTATACGACCAATAACAAACAACTAGGATCTGAGTTAGGTTCTAACTTGTATGGTGCTGATGGGAGAATACGACAAGACTTATCTGCACAAGACCTATCACCTTATATGAACGAAAACTCTGATACCGGTAATTTGGCTCGTAGTATAGGCGATATGTATTCACAAAAACAAACAGCTATGAACACTGCTGGTTCCAGTAAAAACACCAATATAGATGCTAACGCTAATGACTATATAACCAATAAAGGTGTAGCAGGTAGTGATTATTCTAATTACTTAAACGCTAATATCTTAAACCAAAGAGCACCTGGACAAGTCGGTTCAACAGGTCCAGCCTTAGTTAAAAAACTAGATAAATATGGCAATCCAATAGACGAATGGGCTAATCAATAAGGAGTATTTTGAGCCTATATGATGAGTTGAAAAAAAAGCTAGTAAAGCAATATAGTAATAGATTTAACGAAGCCAAGTCTGCGGTTAATTTTGTTAAACAAGTACCTGATAATTTTCGTGTTGGTATGAACACAGGCTATATGAAAAACTTAGGTCAACAAAACCAACAGAGAATGAATATACAAAATCAGCAACGCCAAGCTAATATGGCAAGACTTCCTAGTTTTAATCAGGTTGATAACACTATAAAGAATTTTGTTTCTCCGATGACCTCTCCTAATGCTAAACCTCAATATATAAACCCGCTGGCAGATGTAACGAATACAACTCCTAAATTTAATGTACCTAATTGGTACAAACCAGTCGCTAATACTCTTAAAAATACTGAGAACAAAGTTGACTCTTTTTTAAACAATAAAGCAATGAATTATAAGATTCCGATAGTATCTGCACCTACCGACTTATATGGTGCAATAACAGGTAAAAAAGTTGGAGTATCTCTTAAAAACCTTGTAGATATGGCAGGATATATATCTCCAGAACAGAGAAACATCAATAATCTAGCACTCGAAGCTTCTAAAAAAGGAATAGCAACGCCAGAACAAAAACAAATAGCACAATCTGCTACTACAAATACAGCGATGGGTGCAGGAATGATGACTGGTTCCTTGAAATACAATAATGCTGGTGAAATTCTAATGCGTAATTCAGGTGACTATTTTAGGGAACTTGCCCAATCAAAATCCGCTGGTTCTATCAAAAAGATGGCTTCTGAGTTATTAGGCGATAGAATGCCGTCTGGTAGTGCTAGAGTTACAATGATAAGACAAATGGTAGAGGCAAAATCACCTAATGAAATAAAAAATATAGTTAGACCATTCTTTGATAAATCTCCTATACCAGTAAATGTTAATAATGTTAAAGTTGGTGAAGTCTCACGACCTACAAATACTCCTATGATAAAAGTCTATGGAGAACCAGTTAGACCAATAGACACCAAAAAAGGTATGGTCAACTTCGGTAAACCTTTAAACGACCCTCTTAGTAATGAAGCAAGACTAGCACAAGAAGCAAAGAAGTATGATTCTCCACAGGAGTTTATACAGAGAGTTAGAGGAGGAAGTACTCAGTATCGTGATTATACTCCAGATATTAGAACTGGTGGAATTGATGGTTATGAAAATATAACTAAACTAGGAATAAAACCAGAGGAAACAGTAACGATATATAGAGGCATTGATGACTTATCGGGTAAAGTGCCAAGAAAAATCAATGAAGGAGATTTTGTTACAACCGATTTTGATTCTGCTTTAGCTTATACTGGAAACCCTAAAGATGTTGTAAGTATGGAAGTACCAGCTAAGAGTCTTTATGTGTCAGAACCACGAGATTTCAAAGATGAACCATTTTACACTGGTGCAGAATATGTTTATTCAAAAGCAAAACAACAAAAACAATTAACAGACTCTCAGCTCACTGACATATACAACCAATCCAAAGGTAAACTAAAAGGCTTTGCTAACTTCTTTGATGATGGAAAGGTAGAGACACCACCTATTACACCTAAAAACACAACAGAGGGAGTTGTAACGCCTGTGGGGACACCAGTAGAACCACCGATAGCAGTAGATACTCAAAAATATGTTCAAGAACAAATAAACAAACAGAATACAGCACGACAAGTAGAAAACACTGGTTTAATTGGAAAAACTAAGAACTTTATAGCTGATGTTAAAAGAAAACTCGTTGATTCAACCGCACCAATTGAAGATATTCTGTATCAGGCTAAAAAAGAAGGTGCGGTATTAAAACCAAGTGAAGATATTACCAACCAAATTGACAGAGTGTATCGTACTCGAACTTTAGCAGCACAGTTTGCCAAAGACAATGGCTTAGTCGCAGCGATACAGGAAACACCAGACACTAAACTTTTAGATCAATATTTGATAGCTAAACATTCTCTTGAAGTTGGAACTGAAACTGGTCGTAATTCTGCTATGGACAAAAAACTTGTTGACGAACTTGCACCACAATATGAAGAGACTGCTCAAAAAGTCATTCAATACGGTCAAAAATTACTAGACTATGCAACAGAATCAGGTCTAGTCAGCCCAGAAACAAACGCGCTATTAAAACAGAAGTATCCTAACTATGTCCCACTCAATCGGATATTTTCAGAGTTAGAAAAAGCCTCTCCTGTGGTTGGTGGAAGCGGTGTTGCTTCTCTAGGAAAACAAACAATTGTTCAAAGACTAAAAGGGTCAGAAAGAGCAATACAGAACCCTACAGAGAGTCTTTTAACTAAGACACTGGATGCTTTTAACCAAGGCGAAAGAAATATTGCCGGGAGACAACTCGCTTCTTATAAAGATTTGCCAGGTAATCCATTCCAAATAACACCATTGCGAACTGCCGAGAATGTTAAACAACGGATAGACCTATTTTCTCAAGCAAAAGAACTCAAACCAATACAAAATTTGTTTGAACGATTGACTAAAACCAGAAAAGGTTGGCAGAGAAGTTTAGAGAGTGAAATAAATAAACTCAATCAAAAGGGACTGCTTTTATCTTTGAAAAATTATTTTTCAAAGATAA